AGTTTTTTGTTGCCATTTTCTGTGGCTTCACTAATATACTTTACATTTTCTACGGTTTCTCTAATTAATTTCATTTTACATTCCTGTTAAAGCTGGTGAATAGGTAGTAACTTTACTTACAACTAAAATAAGTGTTCCACCAGAACCAGAATTTGTTATGTGAATATTTGATGACGAACTATTTGCGATGGCAATATCGTATTGGGCTAAAGGCCAATCGCAATTACCACCACCTGTTAAATCTAATACTAATTCACCACTAGTATTATCGCCTCTATAAACTTTCCAGGCAACATCTGATTGTGACATTACATGTGATATAGAAGCATTAGTAACAGTTTCGTCAGCACCTACTGATAAAGCTGAAAGTGTAATTGTGGTAGCAGTATTACCTACTACACGAATCACTGATTTGCTTCTTTTATTATTTACGATTTCGTATGGCATTTTATCTTAGTCCCATTGATGCACGCCTACGCATTGACATCTTTCTTTTCAATAACGTGCGGCGTAATTTAGCTCTTCTAGTTGTTTTCCAAGAACGTTTTAACAAACGTGCTTTTCTAATTCTTTCTATTGCAGGTATTCTTTTTACAGTGTTACCAGACATTCTGTAACCTTTGATACCAGAACGTCTTACATTTTTCTGTACAACTATTTTACCTTTTTTGTTTCTACGTATTCTACGACGAATCTTTTGTATTCTACCCATCTTGATGATGTTTGGGTTTCTTCTTTTTACAGCTTCAAGTAAATCTTCTTCTTCGAAAAAAGATTCTTTAACTACTTCTCTTTCTTCATTTAATTTTTCTTCTATTTTTTGAAGCATTAAATTTTCAAAGCATTTTTTTGCTTCGATAACTTTGCTTTCTAAAATTAAATTTATTAAATTCATTTTACTTTACTGAAAGCAAAAGATGCTACCTTTTCGAAGTGAGCAGGAGATTTATGTACCATATCTGCCAACTTTTTCTTATTCTCATCATTTACAGCTTTATGTACTTGTGTAATTGCTGAAGCTGTATAATGATCCACTTTTCTTGTTTGACCGTTAGCAAATTTTACCGACTGTGCTTGTTTACCAGAAACAATTTTATGCAACGTGTCCATAACTGCTTCTTCTAATTCAACTTCTTCAGATTGCAACACGGAATCAACACCTGCACCGTAAGGTATTGTAAAGTGTTTATCTAACTTAGAGTTATAATAAAGAGCAACCTTAGTTTTGTCTGGGTAAATACGAATTGCTTTTCTTTTTAACATTAACATAACAGGAGGATCTTCTGTTGAAGCTTTAGAATCTGCTTCAATAATAGTTTCTTCTTTTACTTCTTTTTCTTTCTCACCAACTGTAATACGATGAGCTTTTACTTTTCTACCAGAAGAACTTATTTTAAAGTCAGAAGTGTCAATTACACCTTCATTAATCTCTTCAGATTCTTCACGAACAGCTTGTCTAGTTCTTTGAAATATTTGTTTATTATTGGTAATTAAATCTACCATTTTATTAAACAAGTTTTGAAGAATCATCTTATCAGCATTATTAAACTGGGGGCGATCATCTTGCATCTTATCTAAAATACGATGTATTCTTTGTAACTGTGCTTTATTTGCCAAACCAGCTCGAACTAAAACATCAAACTTAGAATAGTCTGATTTTTCTTCTTCCACTAAGTTTTTAAACTCGTTTAAAGATTTCATTTACTTAACCATTATTTACCATAATTTAATTTATTAGCAGCTTGATGAACACCAATTGTACGTTTTACGTAGTTTTTACCTGCGTCGCGTGCCATTGATCTATCACCCGCATCAGGTGAACGCTTCAAGTGATCCAATTCTTGTTTACTATCCGATGCTTGGTCACCAGCTTTTCTTATATAACTTTTTAAAGTTGATTTAGATAATTCGTCAAGTTGTTCACCGTCATGTTCTACATCTTCTGCATAAGATTCTTCATCGTCAGTAATCTCTTCGAAACTTTCTTGTTGCCCACCAAAAAGAGACCTTGCAAGTTCTTTCTTTTGATTATCAATATTCTCAAAAGCTTTTGCTGAAAGAATATCGTTTAAACTTTCTTTTGCGGTTGAAGCATTACCTGCAACAACATCATCTATAAATTGTGAAATGTTCATATTTTTCTCCTTTATCGTCTATTTAGTATTGATGAATACCTATCCGTTTCAGCGTCCAATTCTGGAGTTGGCGATTCGGAATTTCTATCGTCAATAGTATTATCTACTGGTGGGTATTCATCTGGTGAAGGAGGTGGAGGTTCGGCTTGACCCATTGTTGGTCCACCTAAACCTTGTTCATCTTCTTGATCTATTTGTTTTTGCATGTCAGAAATTTCTTCATCCGTCATTTGAAGAATTTTCTTCTTTACAAATTCGTGTGAAAAATATTTGCCAATGTAAGGATCAACCATACCAACCATTTGCAATCTGTTTTGTAAGAGTTCAGATTCTCTTAGTTCAGTAAAGTTATTATCTTTTTTAAAGTCGTAGATAATTAACTCTTTAAAATCATTCCATTCTTCGGATGTACAAATACCTTTTAAGATTAATTGTAACCCTAGAGCTTCAGTAAACATTTGTGAAAACTTATTACGAAGTCTTTGAATAAATTTTGCAAATTTTAATTCATCACGGGTAATTTCTTGACTTCTTCCTAGTCCTGCAAAACCACCACCAGTTTGTTCATCTAATCTGGAAAGTGGTACATTTAATGAGTTGAGAAGTTTCTTTTGGAAATACTTAACATCTTCTAGTTCACCTAGATTCTGACCTGCTGGCAATGTAGTAATTTCTGTACCTTTACCACCTTCACGGCGAGGCAACCAGAAATCTTCTAACATTGACATGTGTTTGCGATCATCACGTAATTCACCAGTAGAAGCATCATATACCATTTTGTTACGATACTTAACCATAACATCACGTAGGTACTGTTCTGCTTTACCTTTTGGCAAGTTACCTACGTCGATGTAAAAAATTCTACGTTCTGGTGCTCTTGAAATACGGTAAATAACTACAGCATCTTCAATCATACGAAGTTGATTTAATGGCTTAATTACTTTATGTAAGAATGAAATTACAAAAGTATTTTTTGCATCCATTATACCAGAATTAATATTGATGATTGAATCTGGAGATATTCTTAAACCAGGACTGGTTGATGCGGTGTAATTTTGAGTTGTAGTGCCTTTATCATTATACACATAGTATTCAGCAGTAGATAGAATTACTTGTGCTCCAGTTTTTGGATCTCTACCTGTTTTTACTTCACGAACTTTTCTAATTTTTCTTGGGTCAATATAACGTAATTCTTGAATACCTTCTTTAGGATTCTTTTCATTAACTATAATGTGATAGTACATTCTACCATCGATGTACCATCTTTTGAATAAATCGGAAGCTAAATTAGAGAAGTTTAGAAGAGTTAGTACTTTATCAAATTCTTCTATTATTTTTTTCTTAATTGATTCAGTTGTTTTTAATTTGTCAAGATTAATATCAACAACTTTTTTATCGGAAGAATATGTAATTGCTTCGTTGACAATTTCGTCAATTGCTTTTTCTAGTTCTGGATGATTTGCCATCTCACGATAACGAGTTATAAGTTCTAATTCGTTTCGTATCGAACCTTCTAGATCAACATATGTACCGTAATAGGCATTACTAGTAATGGTAACGGCACCATCATCTAAAGCTTGGGTTGGAAGTGTAAAGGAAGCTTGTTCAGGTTTTTCGACCTGAACAATGTCCTTTTTACCTAAAGTAAATCCAAATAATTTTATAGCCAAAATTTATAATCCTATAAAAGGAGAAAGAGCGATGGCTCTTTCTCTATCAAACCACAGCATCTTCAGCTGATTCCCACCACTGATAAGTAAGAGTCACTGAAAATTCTTCAATTGTATCATTAGCACCCCAATCAACATCGATTGGAGTTATATCTGATGGGAATAAACCAATAAACTTATACTTCTTCAAAACATCACCATTTTTTGCAAACTGTCTTACTTCACCATCTACAGAATATGATGAAGGTGTTTGCGCTAAAGGTGTACGAACATTAAGACTATGACTATTGATGCCATTCATCCATCTTTCAAACGCATTACGAATAATAAAATCTTCATCATTAATAACAGTAATTGTCCAATCAGCAAATGTTCTATTGCCCACAAATTTTAATTCACGACCAAAATACTGCACAGGAACAATACCAAGAGTTGAACCTGGTAATTGTGCCGTTTTACACATAAACGATAATTTTGTTTGTGCATTTCCTGGCGATGAAAAAGAAGGAAAGGGCATAGTAACCTCAAAGAGGTTTGGTCTTGCCCCATCTCCTTGCATCTGAGAGCGGAATTCGTTAATGTTAAATGCCATTTAAATTTCTCCTATCTCTCTATTTATTAGAATGATCCAACCACTTCATTGAACGATACGCCTGTACGTACTGCAACGAAGTTAAGTTGAATAAAGTTGATCGAACGTGCTGGTTTAATATAAATGTCGCCAACAAATTCGTTACGATCAATTACTTCTGGTGTATTATTTGTTGTATCACATACGACACGATAGTCGAAAATACCACGACGACCCTGAACATCACGTAAGAATGGTTCTACAAGGTTTACAAACTGCGCTCTTGTAAATTCATCATTGAATTCAAACAACGAAGAGCGAGCTGCTCTTGAAATAGACTTTTCAAGTACAATAAAGAGGCGGCGAACATTAATTCTATCAAATGCAGAAGGCTTAG